TGTAATTTGTGTTACACTTTAATCTTCTTTTAATAAGTTAGTGATAGTTTTCTCGTTTCCATCCATAACCTTAATTTCATATAAAGAAGATCGCATATACTTCTTCAATTTTTTATATTTTTTCTTTAGATTCTTGACTTCATCTGCGTTTACATCAATGTTCATTTTCTTTTAGCCTTCTTTTTGGGTGCAGCTGCCTTAGTTTGTCCATCATAAGTCTTTGGATGAATGATACCCTTTGTCCATTCTATTGCTTTGACATTTTTATACTTATCATAATAAGCATCAAACACATCGACTTGTGCAGATGCCCTTACGATATCATATTTAAGTTCTTCTTTGTCATTATAACTAACAACAAAAGAATCTGAGGGTAATTTTTTATCATTTGCTTTGTCTCGTGGACATTTTTCAAATATCAATCTAATTTTTTCATCGGACATTAGCTTCGATTCCCCCATACAATATCAGGATATGCTTCAGAAACATTTTGTTTTGTTATTTTATACTTATCATATAATTTCTTGTCTTTGACAAGACATAAAATCTCTGCATCAAGTGGATGAAGACCCTCAAGAATTTGAATGAACATAGTCTCTCTGCGAAGACCATTCAATTTATCATTACCACCTTTCACAAAGTTATACAACTTTGTCCACTCTCTACGAAGGGTTGTAAAACCTTTATTGGTATTTACAGTATTATTAAACTGCATTGTAGAGGTCTGTTGTCCTATTTTGGTAGACAAAGTACCGCTACTGTTTTGTTCATCTTTTAAACTTGAATATGGGACTTCACCTGGTGGAAGTAAAGAAATAGAACTATCATCATAATTCCAAATAAAGATTGCCTTTATAGAATTGTGTTCATACTTTCTTAGTACTTCCACTTTTTTTGCATTTGATCTCTGTTTTGATGCGAGAGACAAAACTTCAAATGTAAATGGATTGGGTGGTAGATCCACTATTGGTTGAGGAGTAGCAGCTTTCCTTGTTTGGATTGCCTCTGCTTTTTTAGATGTCTTCCTCGGTTTCCTCGTTGTTGTCATTTTCGAACCTCACTGCGACGATTTCGTCTGGGATAATGTTTCCATTTGCATCATACATTTCTGGATGATTATAAATGTTCTGTGGTGTAGTTTCATAAGAATGTTCTCTTGCGACCCATCCTACCACACCTCCGACTATTAATGCAAGAAATGACATTACTGTCGAAAGGGTTAGTGTTACTACTAAAGTTTCCATGAGACTTCTCCACTTTTAAATTTTTTTGTTTTTGATGGTAAAAGAAAACTCAAAATTAAAATGAATATCTTTCTTCAAGAGAGAAAACATTCTTCTAAACCTGATACCAAAAGGTTTATTATTTTGAGACTTTGATTTTGTCCCTCCAAGTATTAATTCTACTCCTTTATTTATCTTCAAATCAGACGATTTGTTCTTCTTTGAGATATTTGATTGTGTCAACACATCCTCCTAATTTTTTTCCGTTTAATAAAATTTGAGGAAAAGTTGTTCCATTTCCAAATTCCCCATAAAATGAATCTTTATCAAAGTGTTCACCAAGTGAGTACACTGTGTATGATGCCTTGATATGATTCAATACTTCAACAATTTTGCTGCAGTATGGGCATCCTGACTTAGAATAAACTGTAAAATTTTGTACGTTACTCATAGAAGTAATACACTAAAATATTATTTATTTTGGATGGCCGCATAATCTTTGTCAAAGATCTCAAGACCTTTATCTGTCAGTACGTGATGATACATCTTCTCAAAAACAGAAGGTGGCATTGTCACGATATGAGCACCATTAGCAAATGATTGAGATACACTATTTACATATCTGATTGATGCAGATAATATTTTTGTTCGATGAATTGCTTGAACTCTAAACACTTCATCAATATCTTTAATTAGATTTAAACCTGTAATAGAGTTATCATCCAATCTGCCAACAAAAGGTGAAACATAAGCTGCACCTGCCTTTGCTGATAGAATTGCTTGTGCAACATCAAATATCAAAGTTACGTTCACTCTGATTAAATTTTTACAAGATAGTTCTGCACAGGCAAGTAAACCATCAGGTGTACAAGGAACTTTGATTGTTGCAGAGTTTGGAAACTTTGTTGCTAATCTAATTCCATCTTCAATCATTTCATTAGAGTCACCAACCACTTCCATACTAATATCTCTGATTCCTATATCTTGAATCTCTTGATAGACTTCTTCTGGATCTCTACCACTTTTTCGAATCAAAGTAGGATTTGTTGTGATACCATCAATCAATCCTGTTCCATAATACTTTCTGATTAAATCAGTTTCTGCTGTATCTAAAAATATTTTCATAAAAAATGAGGATCGTTTATGACCCTCATTATAACAAACATTTAAGTTTCTGTCAATAATAATTAGAGTGCGTTACCTCTTGGTAATACTTCCTCTGGAAACACAAAGTTCTCGTGTGGTTGATCCACAGATGACATCCATGCTCTCATACCTTCATTAAGAAGAATGTTCTTCGTGTAGAAGGTTTCAAACTCTGGGTCTTCTGCTGCTCTTATCTCTTGAGATACAAAATCGTATGCTCTGAGGTTAAGTGCTAGACCTACGATACCTATAGATGATGTCCACATACCCATGACAGGTACAAACAACATTAAGAAGTGTAGAAATCTTTTGTTAGAAAATGCGATACCAAATATCTGTGACCAGAATCTGTTCGCTGTAATCATACTATAAGTTTCTTCTTCCTGTGTAGGATCGAATGCTCTGAAGGTTGTAGATTGAATCTTACCATCAGTATATTGTGATGTGTCTTCATACAATGTGTTCTGAACAGTTGCTCCATGAATAGCACAGAGTAATGCTCCACCCAATATACCTGCTACACCCATCATGTGAAATGGATTAAGAGTTATGTTATGGAAACCTTGAATGAAAAGAATATAACGAAAGATTGCTGCGACACCGAATGATGGTGCGAAGAACCAACTGTGTTGACCTAAAGGATAGATCAGAAAGATGCTAGTGAAGACTGCGATAACAGCAGAGAATGCTAGTGCGTTGTAAGGTCTGATGCCTACAAGTCCTGCGATCTCAAACTGACGAAGCATGAAACCTATGAGTCCAAAGACTCCATGTAATGCTACAAAGTTCCATAGACCTCCGAGTTGTAACCAACGAACGAATGATCCTTGTGCTTCAGGTCCCCAAAGGAACATGAGACTATGACCCATTGCGTCACCAGGTGTGGAGACTGCTGCTGTTAGAAAGTTTGCTCCTTCAAGATATGAAGATGCAATACCATGTGTATACCATGATGTAACGAAGGTAGTTCCTAAGAACCAACCACCGATAGAAAGGTAAGCACAAGGTAGAAGTAAAAGACCAGACCATCCTATGAATACAAAACGGTCTCTCTTTAACCAGTCGTCAAGAACATCAAACCAACCCCTTGTAGGTGCTTGTAAGGTAGATGCTACCATTAATTTCTCCTAAGAAAAAAGCACCCGAAGGTGCTTCATTTACTTTTTGGTTAATAATTAACCGATTGTTGGTGCTGTTAAAGCAACCTGTGTAGACTCAGCAGATGCTAGGTCTAGTGGGAAGTTGTGTGCATTTCTCTCATGCATAACTTCCATTCCTAAGTTTGCTCTGTTAAGAACATCTCCCCATGTTGGAACAATCTTACCATTAGCGTCTACTACAGACTGGTTGAAGTTGAATCCATTAAGGTTGAATGCCATTGTACAGATACCCATTGAGGTTAACCATACACATACAACAGGGAATACTGCTAGGAAGAAGTGTAAACTTCTTGAGTTATTGAATGAAGCATATTGGAAAATAAGTCTTCCGAAATATCCGTGTGCTGCCACGATATTATATGTTTCTTCCTCTTGTCCGAACTTATAGCCGTAGTTTTGACTCTCGTCTTCTGTTGTCTCTCTGATTAGAGAAGATGTAACTAAAGAACCGTGCATTGCACTGAAGAGACTACCACCGAACATTCCTGCTACTCCTGCCATGTGGAAAGGATGCATTAGAATGTTGTGTTCTGCTTGGAACACGAACATAAAGTTGAACGTACCTGAGATACCTAAAGGCATACCGTCTGAGAAAGATCCCTGACCGAATGGATACACTAAGAATACAGCGAATGCTGCAGATACTGGTGCTGAATAAGCAACGCAGATCCAAGGACGCATACCTAGTCTGTATGATAGTTCCCACTGTCTACCCATGTAGGCAGAGATTCCGATTAGGAAGTGGAAAATAACTAACTGGTAAGGACCACCGTTGTACAACCACTCATCTACTGTAGCTGCTTCCCAGATTGGGTAGAAGTGTAGACCAATAGCATTTGATGAAGGTACAACTGCTCCTGAGATGATATTGTTTCCGTACATTAAAGCACCTGCTACAGGTTCTCTGATGCCATCAATATCTACTGGAGGTGCTGCTATAAAAGCAACAACGAAACATGCAGCTGCTGCGAGCAAGCATGGAATCATTAGGACACCAAACCAACCAACATATAATCTGTTGTCTGTTGATGTTACCCATTCGCAAAATTCTGGCCATCCTGCTAGGAGACCACCACTTTTCTTTTGCTTAGAGTTGAAAGAGTTGTCATTAGTAAGACGTTTTAAGTAGGGCATCAAGGGTAGATGCGAAACTTATTTCCAGTAATCCCTCACTACTGGATATGAAAGACGAAGTATTATACTGCCTATAGGTCTTGGTTTGAGAGCAGTTGTACAATGGATGGCGATACTTTCGAGTCCTTTGTAGTAGGTGTGGAAAACAACACCTAACGTTATTTATATTACGTTTTCTTTACAATTTTGTCAATGAGTAATTCTACTCAATAAGAATGTTCTGCAATTTCTCCCTTAATACATGCATCATCTATACATTCTACGTATGTTAACTCTTCTCTAAAATATGAGCGATATATCCTTCCCCATATTAAATCAAACTCTTCTTGGTTTAAATTTTTAAACAAACACCTCTCGTTGATATAGATGTGAAAGTATTTCATTTGTTGATAGTTCCTAGTAGAAATTTCCAGAACCCTTTGATCGCTGTCATCGCAGGATAAGGATCCGTTGATTTGATCTCGTCAAAAACATACATGTTAAGACGGAACGCATAGTTTGCTTCCGTTATTATAGCATTGATAATACTCTCATCTGTAGTAAGAGTGTCAAGTGCTTCTCTATATTTAGTTTTGAATGCCTTCTTGTCAGCGATATCAAATTCATAAAAGTTTAGACCTTCACCTTGTGGTAAGTCCAATGCCTTCTCTGCTATTGTCTTTAATATCTGCCCACCAGATAGGTCACCAAGATACCTAGTGTAATGATGTCCTACTAATAAGTATGGTTCATTACTATCTGCTACCTCGTGTATCCTCTCAACATACTGTATGCATGCTTGAGATGGTTTGATAGTCTGGTTCCAATTAGGACCGTAGTAATAACGTAAGTCTTTCTTCAATGACTTTACCCTATCCAACTCTGAGAAGTTGATAGGACTTAAAAAATTATCGTCTTCTAATCTCTCCATCTCCTCTTCTAATGCTGAGTAGATAAAGTAAAAGTCTTGTATAAGTTTTCTATAAGACTCTTCATCTACCACACCACGAAGGAATCCTGCAACGAACTTAGTGTTCTCTGCTGCAGAGTGAGACTTCTTGGTTCCTTCCTTTAAGTCTGCTGCTAGTGCCATATTACCTGTTCAAGAAATAGTGATTTATTACCTCTATCTTTTCGTGTGCCTGTGCTATAGACGTTACCTCTGCTTCGATTGCTGCCATAACATCTGGATGTTCTCCTATACCAACAGGATTATTAAGGTAGATCTCAACATTCTGTTTATGCTTTGCTATTAAACCATTGTAGTATGTGATTTGATTAGCAAGAATGTCATCTCTCATACGAATTGTCATAGGGGTAGTCTTATTTATCGTCCATCATAGCATACATCATCACTAGGCACAAGCTTGTTGTTACAATTGTGCCACTGAGTATGGTAATAACCATATGAAATATATGTCCAGATGTAGTAATCACTTTACGTAAAAGGTATATGGGGTTTCTTAAATTTGATACCAAACTTCTTTAGTAGTCTGTCAATAGAAAAGTCTCCTCCACCTAGTAAAAGGATGCACGATGCTCCTCCGATGTATAGTATCAAAAGTTCCAGTAGGTATATGTTGAATCCTGCTGTCACAATAGCGTGATATATTGCTACTCCTATTGTGCCTACGATTGATAGTGCTGCAAGTCTTGTGAATAGTCCTGCTATCACTAACCAACTACCATAGATCTCAGAGTATGCTGCTATGTAAGATGATATTATTGGAAATGGAAATCCAATAGGTCTTACAAATGCGTCTGCGAAATTGTTTATGTCTGCTGTTTTCTCATAACCATGATGAATCAGCATTGTTCCTATTGCTATTCTTAATATCAATAGACCTACATTCCTTGCCAAAAAGTGTCTCCTATGGGTTGTAAATTTCTTGAGATAAAGTATAGTCCTAGGTTACATACGAACCAGTTAATATTGACTACCCATACTTGTCTCCACAAATACTTTCTATTTGTTTGAACAATGAACATGTTTCTTTCGTTCATTGTGGAATCAACAGATAAAGGTCTGAACTTAAGAACTTGTTCTAATCCTAATGCAAATACAAAACCGATTGCATAGATGTAGAAAATAAAGTTAAGAAAACTTGATGCTGTTAGTAATAGTGGAATCATCCTACCTCTTGTAATTTTTGTGCGACTGTTTTTTTAGATATTGGTGCTACGTCATTCAATCCGTTAGCATCAAACCATGGTGCTGTCTCCCAGTCGAAACCTTCTCCAAATGTATTGTCTGCCTCTGCTACGTACCAGTGGCATGCTGCGTCTGGTATATCTACAGCACACACCGCCCAATCATCTGTCCATTGTGGAACTTGTACCCAGATGACAGGTTCTTTATCCATAGCGTGTGTGACCTGTGGAAATGCTAGAGACAATGAAATGACAGATACTATTGCCCAGAAAAAAGAGGGTATGTATCTGACGCTCATTGGTCTTTTATATACTTCCATGACATCATGGTAAGATTGTGACATGAGATCTCCCATTAGATAACTCCTAGTGATCCTGCTGCTGTCCCTATGACAACAAAAAATCCAAACTCAATTAATGAGTAGTATGGATTGTACATTAACTTTTTCATACGTATGCGATGCTACCTACACCTGTTACGATGTAAAGGGTAACGATTGTTGTAAATAAAATCTGATACATTATGCTCCTTGGTATACTGGTGTCATTACTCCACCACCCTCATCGTCATCATCATCGTCACCATCTATGGCACGAAGAAATAATTCAAAGAATACTATGGCACCTACTGGGTAGAAACACCATAGTATTGCTTGAAAGGGTGATATAGCATTGTCTGCTACTAGATCGGTCATTAAACAAAACCTGGTATGAGTTGACCTGTTGTTAGGTATGCTCCGATACCTGCGATGATACCTAGCATTGCTAGTCTACCATTTAATTTTTCAGCAACTAACTTTTCTTGCTCGATTGTTTTCTTTGTTGATGGTGTCATTAGAAAATACCTGGTATGATTTGTCCTGTTGTTGCGTATGCACCGATTGCTGCTACGAAACCAAGCATTGCTGCCCATCCGTTAAATCTTTCTGCTTCTGGAGTCATTAGTTTTTCCTCTTTGTTGATTGTGAATTGTGTATTAAGTTTCATTTTTAAAAGAAACCTGGTGCTATCCATCCGAATAGTCCATAGTTGATTGTGCCGATCACTAGACCGAGCATTGCGAGACGACCATTGATCTTCTCAGCATATCTCCAGTAAGGATGTTGATGATCCATTAGAATATACCGGGGATAATTTGACCTGTGGTTGCATATGCACCGAGTAGTGCGACAAAACCAATCATAGCCCAACGACCATTTACTTTCTCAGCGTTTTGAGGATATCCATCATATGAGACAGACTCATCAATGTAAGGACGGGTTTCAGTTGGGAACGCATTTTGGCGACCACCGCTTTCTGTTGTAACAGTCATTAAACCTTATGTAAATTTATGTAACATAATTATATATAAAATATTAAATTTTGTCAAGTTTCTTAACATTTGGACTCCCTGACACAAAAAAGGAGGTCTTATGACCCCCATTAGATAAACTTATGTAACAATTATTAAAAAAGACCCCCGAAGGGGTCTTGGGTGTTCCGTTTTGCAGAGACCGCACGAAAGGTCTCAACGTTATTTAGAATGTGAACTTAACACCAGCCTTTGCAGACCAATCAACGTCATCAACGTTAGTTACACCAGAGATTTCTCCGTAGAACTTATCATATGAACCACCAACATATCCGATAAACTCAACATCACCGAACTCATCAGCAGTTTCTGTATGAGTTACTGTTGGGCCACCTGATACATACCAACCAATACCACTTGGAGTTTCTCCTTCATAACCAACTACTGCTTCTAGACCACCAGATGTGTATGCACCATCAGGATATGATCCAGTTGCTTCCAAATTGACATATGGGCCTGCAAATGCAGCACCAGCGAATAGGAATGGAGAGGCAGCTACTGCTGCAATTTTAGACTTAATAGACATGTTTGTTTTTTTTTATCTCGCAAGCAATAAAAAACCTGCGGATGGAAATTCTTTCGACTAAGAATTTTACATTCTACGCAGGGGCACGATCTTTCGATCCCGTTGTTCTATGTAATGGTATTTATTGTAACACAACGTCGAGAGTGTGTCAAGTGTGTTGATTTCTTTACCTTTTGACTTTTGCCCAATCCATATCGAAGAGGTATAAACCCTTGTCTGTAAGAACGTGATTATACATTTTCTCAAAGACAGATGGTGGCATTGTGACTACATGAGCACCTGATGCAAATGAATCAGATACTGTCTTCACGTCACGAACTGATGCTGCAAGTATCTCTGTCTTTCTTATATTCTGAATTGTATATACATCACTAATCTGGTCAATTAAATCAATACCATCAAATGAATTATCATCAACTCTACCTACAAATGGTGAGACATACTTTGCACCTGCCTTCGCAGCAAGTATTGCTTGTGCTGCTGAAAATATTAAAGTCACATTTACATTTACCAAGTCTCTTGATAACTTCTTACATACTCTTAATCCATCAGGAGTACAAGGAACTTTGATTGTTGCATTCTTTCCAAACTTACGAGAAAGACGAGTACCTTCAAGATACATTGCATCAAAGTCACCAACGACCTCCATACTAATGTCATCAATACCTAAATCAATTAATTGTTGGTATACATCTTCTGGATTTCGACCACTCTTCATTATCAGTGTTGGATTTGTTGTGATACCATCAATCAAATCTGTTTGAAAGTACTTTTCTATCAATTCTGTATCAGCGGTATCTAAAAATAACTTCATTGTGTTTATATTATATAATTGTATTGTAGCACATAAATTTATAAAAGAAACCTTAAGTTATAATTTGCTAAATAAAGCTACGTTATTAGGTAAATTTACCAATGAAGAAATTTTTACCTTTGTTATTGTTGCTTGGTATGGGGTCTTCCGCATATGCTGGCGGTATCGTGAGTTCACACACATCGAGTGTACAATTAACCGTTGATGCGGCTAGAACAGACGCTTCAAGAATCGGTTCAAGTTTCTCAATTTCTGGAAGTAATATTGATACAACTGATGGTACTACAGCAGGTACAGTTTCTGCAGGTACTATAACATCAGGTGTATATGCACCAGGTGCAATTGCAGCAACACAAGATACAGCAGGTGCGGCTTTCAGCTTTAGCCAATCCTACACTCAGGGAGATGCAGTTCCAACTTCTGCTCCAGCAGTGGGTGCTGTAGGAAACCTATCAGACCAGACCTCTTTTGCAGCAGGATCTGCAGGTAGCTTAGCAGGTACTGTAACAAGTGCGGGAGTGATCACGGTAACAGCTGGTGGAGCTGGTAGTTCAGCTGTTGGCCAATTCGTCAGTGAAATTACTGTCATAGATTAATTTTTGTGCTACAATGAAAAGATATAGTTTACTATTACTTCTCTTTAGCACAATACCTTCGGTATATGCGGTGCCCGTGGTCCCCAATTTTACGCAGGGCTCGATGACCTCGAACACCACTACGACAAGTACTGTAACTGAAACGATCAATTCAATGGACTATAATACTGGTTGGCAGTATTCAGTTACAGGTTCTGGAGTATCTGCAGATGGAAGTCTGACCCCAACAGGATCAGGTTCGATAAGCAATACACAAATTACATTAGATGGAGTGACTTCAACATGGAATGGTTTGAACCTCGAAGAAAGACCAAACTTTACGATGACAAATCAGGGCGGTGCCTTCCAATTTACGGAAACATATCATGGCCCAGGCTTGTCAAATCACACAATAATACAAAGAACAACAACAATAAATTCGGTCACAGATACAACGTCAACCTTCACACAATAGCCAAACGACTATGTTTAATATTTGCGTCAACTGTGGTTGCAACCCCTGCATATGCAGCAGATGTAGGAGGAGTCAGTGCTACAGCAAACCCTATTGCAAATAGTTCCGGCTCAGTTACCAATCAGGCAATACAAGTTTTACAGGGCCCATATATAACGAACCAATATGGTAACGGGATCGCATGCCAAGGCCCTACCATGAACGTTACACCATACATCACTGGAACGGGCAGCTTCAAGCGGCCGTTTGAACACACCTATATGGATCCAGTGTATGACGTTCATGATGCCAATGATGATGGCCAAATCGACAATCCTGGTAATATACTCTACTATGTTCCTACAAGAACAGGGCAACAAGATTCATATAACTTATCCGTAGGTCTCTCTGCTACATGGTCTAAACCATTAGACAAGGAACTACAAGAACAATGTAAGGAAGCAGTCGCGACACAAATAAATTTACAAAATCAAATATATGCAAACAAACGACTAGACTTTGAGTTGGCTCGTTTGAAAAACTGTGGTGAACTGATGAAGGCTGGTATCGTATTCCATCCACAATCTCAGTATGCTGCTGTCTGTGCTGATGTTAAGTTGATAAATCCACCAGGCACACTACCAGATCACACACATAGTATTAAAGCAAATCCACCAGTTACTAATGATGCAAGTTCATTAAAAACAATATCAATAGGAAATAATCCATGAAGATAGAATTTGAAAAACAATTTGGTCAAGGAGTTGATCCTTGGTATGCAAAGGCAGAGAGATGGGCAAAGAAACAAAAGTTTCCTATCTCTTTTCTTGCGTTAGGTCTTATTGCATATCTCAAAAAAGTATGGGTTAATGTTAAAATTGAAAACACCATGAGAAGTGTTGATGCTGACATTGAAAAGATTCATGAACTTTGGGATGAAGAAGAAACAACACACAGAATGAATGTCATCGCACAAAACGGAAACGATGGATTACATTATTCACAAGAACCTTCTGAGGTAGAGGGACTTGACAATTTTGAGATTCGTAATAATATGTTTGAGGAGGATTAATGAAATTCACTTTATATTCCAAAGAGGGATGTTCTTATTGTAAAAAAGCAATAAAGCTTTTAGAAATAGCAAAGGTTGAGTATCGAGTTTACAAACTTGGTGTTGATTTTACTAAAGAACAATTTATTTCTGAATTTGGTTACGGTGCCTCATTCCCAAGAATACTTGTGGATGA